AACTGCTTTACTTAATTGAGTTCCCATACCAAGAAGTTTTTTTGCTGGATTATCTCTTGAAAATAAAGAACCAGTAAGTTTTCTAAGTGGCGCAACATCTGTAGCTTGTCCTGTCATTAGTTTGCCCATGTAGTTAAACATTTCACCAGTAACAGTAGGTTTTGCAGGTAATACATCTAAACCAAAATTAATATTATCTAATGTAAGATTTCTTACTCTGTCAAGCTCTGCAGTTTTTTCAGGTAGTTTTGTTTTTAACATTGTAAATACATCATCAAAGTTTTTTTGAGTTAAGTTACCACCTTTAGCAACCATTTCTAGTATATTCCATACATCATCTGCATTATCTACTTGTAGTATTACTTCTTTGAATGATGGATGTATATTTTTAAACTCAGGTATATCGTTAAGAAATGACATACCTTCATCTCCTTTTAAATCTGCTAGTGCTTGACCAAACTTTTGTCCCCAACCTGTTTTTCTTACATCATCTATTGTTCTTCCATAAAATGCAAGTCTTGCTTTTTTACCTTTTTTTCCTAATTTAAAAGTATTAGCTAATGTTTTTGTTGTAAGTGATATACCATCTTTAGCAAGTTTTACTTGTTGACTAGATTGAACCATACCTCTCATGGCTGTTTTTACACCAGCACCATAAGCTAACGCTAAGTTAGTAGGGTCTGCTGCTAATCTAAAAACACCATCAATGATTCCTGATAATACATTGTATCCCATAGAACCTGGTTCTTGAACTTGTGCTGCTACAACACGACCAGGAGATATATTTATTTTTTCTCCTGACTTAGTTGTGTATTTATATCTATCTTCTCTTAAATCAAATAACTGAGTTATTGGTAAACCATAAACATCTCTTGCTTTAGACATAGCTTCGTTAGTAGGTGTACCTCTTCTTATCTCATCTAAATAGACTTGAGTTTGTTTTAGGTCAACTGACCTAGGTATAAATCCTGTGCCTAAATTAATTGGATTACCTTTTCTCTTTTCATCAAGATACATTTGATATTCTGTAGGTCCATACTTTTCTTTTGCATTTTGAAAAGCAGCACCAACTCCAGGACCAACAACTGAGTCTAAGTAGTTAGCTGTAAATGTATCTTTATAGGAAGCTCTACCTGTAATTAAACTTCCTAATCCACCAACTGCAGCTTGTGCAACAGTTAAAGGAACTGACCTACCTGTTTCTTGTGCTGCAACTACTGCAGACTTAAATCCTCTTGATGCTGGTTGAAATGCTGCATCAAGTAACAACATGCCTTGTTGAAACTTTCTTTTACCCCAAGAAACATTTGTAACTATATCTTGTGTATTTTTTTGTACAATTTTTTCTTGTACTCTGTTTGCTAACTGTAAAGCTAAATCATCTTCTGCTTCAAGTCCTGATAAACCTGCATATACAAGCAACTCATTTGGCATATTAGGATATGCTGTCGCTAAGTTTACTATTCTTTGTGCAAGTTCAGGATTAGAGTCTCTAGCACCTTGATTGTAGCTATCTATCGAAACTCTAGTTTGATTAGCTGATTCGGCTACTAAATCATATAAAGATATGCTTGTACCATAATTACGCATATCTGCTTTCCGAATCTGTTAATCTAGTATTTTGTCTAGGATTTTCTATCATAGGTGTAGCATTTTTTTGCTCAAACAAATCTAGTAATAATGGGTCTCTTCCAAATGTTTCAATAAGTCCTGCTAAATATGCATTTAAATCTCCAGCAGGTCTTTGTCTTGTAGGACCAGGACCAGCACCTTGTGATATACCAGCAGTATTTGGTTCTGCAGGATTTCTTGTTGCTGAACCTAAAGCTATAGGATTTACAGCACTAACACCTAATGGTCCTGTTTGTGCTTCGACAATCTCTGTAGATTCACCTTCTAGTCCACCAGCTAAAGTATTTACTAATTTTGATGAACCTGTAGAATCTCCTTCTTTTCTAGGTATGTATAAATCTTGGAAAGCTGGGTCTTGAGTATCTGTAGCTTCTTGTGCCATTTTTAAAGTTGCTGGTTTTCTTACCATCTTCCCTCTTCACCTTCTTCTAAAAATCTACTTAGATTATTTAAGAAATTAAGAACCTCATCATTTTGAGGTCTACCATCTTCTATAACAAAATCTATTCTCAGGTGTACACCAGCTATTGGTGTTGGCAACCAATACTGCATAACAGGAGGAGTAAACTCTTCCATTTCTGCATCTTGTATCTCAAACTCTCTTCCAAAATCAAAGTTCCAATCATCCTGATTTATAATGTCATAAAACTTTTCGTTTGTTTCTTGCATTGGGTCAAATTCAGACATTATCCTCCTTGTTGTGCTACTTGTTGTAAAACTTGTGCTAATCCTGGAGGAGGTCCTTGAGGTCCTGCTGCTTGTTGTTGTGGTGCAGCTATAAGTTGTTCCTCTTCTTCAGAAACTTCCTCACCTTCAGGAGTATAATATTTATCCAAAATATCAGACATCTTTTGAGGATTCTTTCTAATGTCTATAGCAGCCATAGTTGCCTTAGGATTACCTTGTGCAGCTTGTGCCATAAGACTTTCAAACAACACTGTTTCTGCTCTTTCTGCAGATATACGATTTTGTATCTTAGTAATGTTGTCTAATCCATCCATATTTTCTTGTAATGTCTGTGTATCTATGATGCCTTGTTGTTTTAATTGCAACCCTGTAATTATTTTTTGTGGCTCATCAAAACCAGCCATAACACCATAAACTCTTCTTGTTTCATAAACTTCTGATATGTCAGATGATGGTGTATAAGATTCTTTGTAAGATGTACCTTTATGCATACCAGCAATAGGTTTTCTTACAGAACCAAACATAGTTTCATCATATTCAAGTCTTTTTGCATCTATTTGTTCTAATGCTTCTTTTAATACTGTTTGATATTCTCTAACATGCAGTGAAGCTGATTGTCCTAATTCTTCTAATCCTCTACCAGTTACAAATGCATTTGGAGATTGACCATCATCAGATACTGGATATGCAGCACCTAATCTGAGATGTCTTTCTAATCTATCCACCTGTTGAAATAATTGATAAGGTAGATTGTTTACTGGTTTAGATACAGATGAACCAGGCGCAAGGTAGTTAACAGCAAACCTACCTTTTCTATATTTGCCTGACTCTATTTCACCTACAATATTTGTTTCTGTAAATACTGCATCCTCCATAGCAATAGTTCCAAGTATATTAATCTTTGCCATATTTGCCATAAGACCTGTAATGTGTTGAAACTGTGATTGCATTTGGTCAAACGCATATCTTTTAGCTACAACAAAACATGGTCCTGACTTAAGCATGTTTGGCATAAAATCTATTATCTTTTTGTTTTCAGGTAGGAATACATAAGTTCCTTCCTTATCTCTATACTCAACTACAACTTTTCCACTTCCACTAGAGTTTGCCCATTGTCCAGCTCTTTGTGTGCTGTCCATAAGTGCAGAATATGGATTTTGAAATCCATCATCATTTTCTTCTTTTTGAAAAATATATTGTTTAGCTTCAGGGTATTGTTCTGCCAATATTGTATGTGGCACTCTTCTGATTATTGCTAATTCTTTTGGTTGTTGGTCATTACCAAATACTCCTGGATAACAAGTAAAAGGGTCTTGTAGTTCACCATAAGGATAAGGGTTACCATCCTTGTCTCTTTTATGTCCTATTGTCCATGCAATAAAACCATAGCCTGGCAACCATCTTGCTGCTTGTGGTAACTGCATGTGTAATTTTTGAAATTTGTCGTAGGAAGTTACTATTCTTTCTAGTTTCTCTGATTTTTTCTTTGCTCTTTCAGAATCTTTATCATTTATAATATCTACTTTTAAATCAGGACTTCTTCCTAGTTTTTGTGAAAATCTTTCTAATGCTGTTAGAAACATATTAGGTGCAGGTAATTCATGGTATTCAACATTTATTGCATCACCAAGAAGTGCTTTAACAGCAGACTCTCCACCATTCATAATGTCACGAATCCTAGACCTATCAATCATTTGTTCTTGATTTATTACTCTTAGGTAATTAATTTTTTCGTACAACTTATCGCTATTTAAAAGCATTTAACTCCAATTATCTACATCCATACTACTAGGTTCATACCCAGTAAAGCTAGGATTATAATCATATCCTAATTCTGCAAATCTTTCTTTTTGCATTCTTCTTATGGCTCTCATTGGAAACCAACTAGCCATAACTATGTCTGTTTTTGTACCTACAGTTTTACTTCTGTTTCTCGCAGAACTGAAATATACTAACTGACTTGTATATAAGTTTACCTTTTCTTGCGCTTCATATCCAAGATATGGCAAATTTATATTTTCTTCTTGGAACATAGGTCTCATAGCTGTAACACCAAATATTGGGTCAAACTTTTGTGACCTTGTTTCATGTCCCTCTAAAAATATACCATGACTTGATGCAAACTTCCGAATTGATTCATCCTGTCTTATAGCCTTTTGAAATCCATTTTCTTCTATAACCCAATGTGACAAGTTATATTGATTCCACCATTTTTTAATTAAATCTAATGCTTGTGGGATACCTCCACCTAGATTGTTATTTAAATCAATAAGATATAATTTTTGTGATTCTACATCATATCCCCATAAAACTGCTGCCTGGTATCCAGTAGATGCAGGGTCTAATCCTGCAATAAGTCTTACACCTTGTGGAACATGTCCAATATCTCTTTTTTGGTCTCGACATGCTTCTATTTCTTCTCTACTAAATAAAGATAGTCCATCAGGTATTGCAACATTTAGATAAACCATTTCAAAAATAGCTCTACCACCTGTAGTTTCTGCTGCTCTCTTTCTATCCATTAGCCACTTGTAAGTTCTTTTACCTGACCACAACATACATTCAACATGCTCATCATCTGACCAATCAGGTTTATTACAGCT